GAATCTGTTCGCAAATAAATCTGCGGCTATCATCGGTTTCTGCCGGATTCCTCGTTTGTCCCATTTCTGTCCCGCAGGGCTGGCGGGTGCTCCGTGGCCTTTGGAGCGAAGTGGCCGCTGCCCGGAATCAAACCGGTGAGAGTGCTCCCGACTGGTCTACAGCGTCATATTTGGGGTGGCGAACCGAAGCCCGCTGCCCCTTGCGCAAGAGGAAGGAAAATGTAGGAGGCTGTGGACTGCGGCGCCCACGCTCTTATCGTAGCATAAAAATAGGGTCAAAAAATGCAAACTTTCAATCAAGAAAGTCCCGGTTGCGGGCCACCATCTCAAAGAACTGCCGTTGCCAGTTCGCCGCCGTCCTCTCGCTGCACGGCACCGTCAGCGCCGCCCCCTCCACTGTGTGCGTCCTGTTCAGATGTACCAGTTGAATGACCTTCATGCGTGCTTTGCCATTCTCCATGCGCTGCGTGTCCTCTATAGCGGCTTTTACGGCCTCATAGTTCATTGTTTCCACAGGAGACAGGTATCTGCCGCCCATCTGCCCCGGATAGGCCTGTATAATAGCCTTTACGTGACCCCACCAGGGGTAATGGTACTTATTCATAACCGCCACCTTTCTGCGAGCCGCGCCACAGTCCAGCAGTTCAGCCGCGCAAGCCATGTCCGCAGGCTCACCCGCCGACGCTTCGGGGCTTGTCCCACTTTGATGTACTTTACCTTTTCCACGGTTTTACTCTCCCTTCCGTCGATAATCGCCCCTGCAAGGGCAGGTCCGCCAATGCGGCACAAACCCCAGCGGCGTGTTGATTTTTGCCTCCCTGGTCTGCACTTCCTCCGGCCTCGCCAACCGCCCGGAAAGCACGCCCTCTTCCTCTGCGTAGAAATGCTCGTCCCCGTCTCCCTCAATGACAAATTCCGGCTCCGGGTCCACTGGGATATACCGTCCTTCCTCCGTCTGCATCCAGTCGATTTCCCGGCCACAGTCTTTACAATAGCTCACCGCTCACTACCTTCTCTTTCCGTCAAACCGCGCTTTGGTCACGGCAATAGGAAATTCCTCAATCTCGCTGGCCCACAGGCAGGACCCCGGCCCGTTCAGCCGCTCCCATATCAGCGGGAACCCGCCGATACCGTCAAACAGGCTCGCCATCGTGGCGTCCCTCTCGTAACAGGCGCACAGCCGTTTCAGGACCCACTTCCACGGCGGCAGGGCAATAGAATTTCCCAGTGCCTTATACCGGGCGCTGTCGCTGCTCTCCTTGTGGAGCTTCCCGGCACTGTCCGTCCACTGTCCTATGTCGGTCCACCCGTCCGGGTAGCCCTGGAGGCGTTCACATTCCAGCGGCGTCAGGCGGCGCACTTGTGTCCCGATTCTGACCGGATGTGTGCAGTTAAGGGAGAATCCGCCGTTGTTGTGCGCCTGTAATGTCGCAACCACTTCCTTGCTTTCCGTTGTGCTCCGGCAGTCCACGCCCATAACAATAGGCTGTTCATGGTTGCAGTTCAGTGTGGGGCAAGCGTCCCGTTTGATTTCCGCCACCACCTGCCCGGTTGCCATCACAATAGCTTTGTAGTCCGTCACCCAGCTCCGGTGGTCCCCGGTCAATGTACAAGCAATTTTCCCATCTCCGTTCCCTCTGGTGTCATATACCTCCATCGGCTGCCCAGTATCAATCGTGGGTGCCGTTTCTAGCTGATAGCCGATGCTTCCAGCCCTCGGACTTGCGTGGGGCTTGAACCCGGCTACAACAATATTTGGCCCCCTGTCAATACAAGGGCTCCCGTCATGGCGGGCCATCAGGCTTCTTGCGACTGCCGGATAAGTGCCGCTTCCAGTTCCGGCGGCAGTTTCTTCCCCCGGCGCTCCGCCCGGCGCAGTATCCCCGCACACGCTTTCGCGGACAAATAGTATTTCGGGTGCGGCGTGTCCTCCAAAATCTGCGACAAGCGCGATTCTACGGCGACGCTGGGGCACTCCCCAAAACTGTGCGTCGAGTATGCGCCAAGCGATGCTCCATCCGTCTCCCAGAATGCACCCGCTTGTCCGCCACTTTCCACCCGGAGGTCCAGGAATAGCGGCATCCGGGGCCGCGACCCTCGCTGTCTCTTCCAGGACAATCCTGAAATCTTCCCCTTGGTTGGATGAGAGTGCTCCGACCACATTTTCCCAAAGCATGAATCTGGGGCGAATAGACTGACCTGCTCTCCCACGCCGTTTCTCTGCATCCCGAACCTCCTTTATCACTCGAATCTGTTCCATGAAAAGACCGCTACGCTCCCCGTCTAGTCCAGCTCGTTTCCCGGCAATGCTCAGGTCCTGGCAGGGGCTCCCGCCGATGATCACGTCCACAAGGGCTAATTCGGCCCCCATCATTTTGGTGATGTCACCGAGATGTTTCATCCGTTCCACCCGTCCAAAGCATCCCAGTTGGATACTCTCGAATCAGCTCAGAGCCCCAGACAGCTTTCATACTGTCCTTCATAAAGACCGGCACCACGGATGCCATAGCATCTTCGACCAGCGACTCCATCCATTCCTTCTTCGGCTGGTGCGTTTTGCTGCCCGGCCCGGTCATGGCGCCTATGATGACCCAGCCCACCTTCTTGACCGAGCAGTCCCCTTCCGTCGGGAACGCTTCCAACATAGGCTCAATGCTGACAAACGTGTTTTGGTGGTCACTCCACCAGAACGGCGTGTCCGGGGTCGGCGTAGATGAGCCGTACCAAAAGTTATCCCTCTCCGGTAGCTTCCCGGCCTCCGCCAGCTTCATGTACCGGCCCGGATTCTTGGTCAGAAACAGGTAGCGATGCTGCGGGGACAGCAGGCAGGCGTTCATTACCTCCTCGATCCACTCCTCCGGCACCCACTCACCAAACAGATCTGCCATAGAGCAAACAAAGATGTTTTGGGGCTTCCTGTGCCGTGCCGGTTCATCCAGCCGGTAACGGTGGAGGGTGGGATAGAAATCGCAGGGAAAGGGCTCGATTTTTCCAGCCTCATTCCGCACTGGCGCATCCAGTTCCCAAAACCTCTCTGGCTCATCGGGTAAAAATGACAAGCCTTCATCCTCCGGCTGGGGGCCGCTAGATAGCGTCCCAAATCGCTTGGCAATCTTCCGGGCATAGCAATAGAAGCATCCATGCAAGCAACCGGTCACGGGATTCCACGTGCTGTCGCACCACTCAATTTTTGTTGTATTCATGGTATTCTCTCATCTACTTCGCTTCTCCCATCAAATCAAACAGAGAAATCGTCTCCTCCTTCTCATCCTGCTCTTTCAGGTAGCCCACAGCATCCCGGAAATAATCGTTGTTCAGTTCAATGGTGTATCCCCTCCGGCCAGCCTTGACTGCCTCCAACGCCACAGTTCCCAGGCCGCCGAAGGGGTCCAAGACCAGCTCCCCTGGATTGCTATAGCGGTTGATCAGACGGTCTACAACATCCAACTGAAGCGGGCATACATGGAGCGCCTGACGCCGCTGGCTCTGGGCAGTGTTCAAGGTTCGCATCCGGTTGATATCGTCCCAGACCTGATCCGTCCAAGAGCCCGGTGCCACGACCATAAACGTCGCCGGCAAATGCCCATCCTCATCCAACTTTTTGGCTATGTCCAGGTGTTCCTCGTAGCTATACACCGTTCCCCGGCTATATTTACGATAGGCCGCCTGGAGCTTTTCCACCGGGACACGCTCCAACTCCGCCTTAGACAGCAGACGGTCCCCGCTGCTACGCCAATAACCATGTGCGTCCAACTGCCACTGGGCTCGTGGGTACTCATCTTTCGTCTTGCGCACAGGCTCATCAGCGTAGGCCTTAGTACGGTTGGTAGGGAGCTTTCGGAACAGTAAAATATATTCCGGGCAGCCAACGCCCATCTTACTGCCGTCCTTGCATTGCTCTGTCCACCCCAGTCGGTAGGTCTGGTTGTTCTCCCGGACCACATCTGTAACCACGGTAATCATTCCGAAATAGGCAAATCCATGGTTCATATAGTGCTCAATGCAAAGGGCGTGAAAAGGTTCCATGGTTGGCATCCCCATCCCTGTGGCATTGCCGAACAGAACGCGATCTTTCACATGGCAGGCAAACACCCGGCCAGGCTTCAATATCCGCAATAAGTTCGGTGTCAGATAGCCCATTTGGTCAAAAAACCGCTCCGTGTCCTCGTTATGACCGAAATCATTGTAGGATGGCGTATATTCATAGTGGTTGGAAAACGGGATAGAGGTAACGATCAGGTCCACACTGTTTTCCGCCAGCTTCGCCGTCTCTTCCACACAGTCGTTGTTCACTGCGGTCCAACCCTCACCCTTGACTTCCACACGCTTCACTCCTATGCTCCTAGCCATAACCAGCTCCGCTGCGGACTGGTTCAGGCCGTATTTTTTTACGATCTCCCGCATTTTCCCTTGGAGATGGTTATGCTGTTCCCACTTAGCCATTAAGGTACGATAGATCGGGTCCTCCGCTTCGGTGCAGATGATGTCAATCACCACCGGCTCCGTCTGAAGAAAGCGGTAAACGCGGTGGATCGCCTGGATGAAATCGTTGAACTCATAGTCGATTCCCAGGAAAATCGCCCGGTGGCAATGGCGCTGGAAGTTGCAGCCAGACCCACTGAGGCTTTTCTTCGTGGCAAACAGTCGGGTCCGGCCCTCGGAGAAGTCCACCACCCGGCGCTCCCGCTCGTCGTAATCCATGGCCCCGTAGATATCCACCGCCTCTGGGAACGCCTCCTTGATGGCGTGCCGCTCCGCCTCCAGGTCATGCCACAGGAGGAAATGAGCGTCTGGGTCTCTCTCGACGATCTCCTTTGCCTTCGCCACCCGAAGTCCAATGCTCTCCCGCTTCTCCCTGGCCGCATCGGACAGAGAAACAGCCGTGTCGTTCATCAGCTTCATTTGCCCATTCCGGTCGCAAGCATGGCCGTACTCTTCCCGGACGACGTGCCGTCGCACTGTCAGCGGTGGCAAGGCATACCCCTCATCATCAAACCCAAGGTCAGATGGCCGGGTCAGCACCAGTGCCCAGGAGGATACCCACAGCCAAAATTCATCCTCTTTGTGGGGATATAAGATCAGGTTGTTGGCCTTGGTGCTGTCCCGCTGGAAAAAGCGGGTCAGGGCCTGCCCGGTGTCCATCACTTCCAGGTATCCGGCGTAATGGATCAGCTCCTTGTACTTGTTGGGGGACGGAGTAGCCGTGTTCACCAGCTTATACCGCACCCCCTGGAACTTGCCCAGAAACGTTTGGTAGGTCTTGCTGCCAAAGCTCCGCAACACCGACGCCTCATCCAGGCTGACGGCGGTAAATCGTGCGGGGTCGATGTCGCCGTCCCGGACCCGTTCATAGTTGGTCAGCAGGATACCGCCAGCGGTCGCTTCTACCTCGTCCATAGTCCGTACATACGCCGGCGCCTCCATACCCAAGAGCTCCACCGCATCCCGTCGAAATTCCTGGCGCACGCCTAGCGGGAGTACGACCAGGGCCTTTCCGCCCTCATGCCGGACCACCTGACGGCACCACTCCAACTGCTGGACCGTCTTGCCCAAACCGAAGGATTCAAACAGCGCCCGTCGGCCACCCTTCAGTGCCCAGGCCACTGCCGCCCGTTGGTGTGGCTTCAGAGCCGGGGACAGATCCTCCGGGTCAAGCGAAAAACCGGAATCCGGTGCCACGCAAACTTTGCGCTTCAAAAACTCAAGATAAGGGCTCATGGTTTTCCCCTTTCCACACAAAATCCTATCCATCCTTCCCCCTGACTTTCTCTGCCCACTGCGCCGCCTGGATCATGCGCTCCACGTCATCCGGGTTGACCGCAGACCCCTCCACAGGCCCACCCGCTCCTTTTGCCTGGCGCTGTGTGCTCTTGTGCTTTTCGTCCAATTCTTCCCAGTCTCCCAAGCACTTGACTCCTTGCGCTTCAAGACTGCGCAATATGCCGTGGATGTAATTCCAGTTCCGCTTCTCTCCCCCAGCGTCAACAGCTCGGTCGATAGCCCGGAGGCATACCGCCTCCCCCAGGGTCTTGACATACCCCGCCAGGAGCTCCATGCTCGTGGGGGAGGGAGTCGGGTATATCCGGTCCATGTAAGCGTCCATGACCCGCCCCAGCCCCTGGCCGTCCTCGCGCGTGCCCGCGCCGGTGGTGGTGCATGGGGAAGGGGGGATTATAGGGGGGTTAGGGAGAGTA